ATCAGGACGGAATAGCTTTCCGTCTACATCTAAATTACCTGCAGGACATTGATAGCATAAACTTTTATAGTTACAAGACTTACACTGATCTTCTTCTTCAAACATTGCTAGATATGCATCTTGGAAAATTTTATATCTATTCTTGTATAAAGTATCATCAAAAATATTTCCTAGTATAGCAATATCTGCTCCATTATCTTTTAGATTAGTAAAGAAGTGGCATCCAGAAATATCTCCAGAAGCATCAATTGCTAACATATCTGAACCTATTAAACAGTTATTTTCCTCTTTTTTGCCAACTCCCTCTGAAAATTGGAATATAAGATCATCATATTTATCTAAGATATTAGTTATATCCTCGTAAAGTTTATTCCAAGTATCTTTATTCCATTGAATAAATCCTCTACCTGAATCTAATACTAAAGGATGTAGTACCATATGTTTAACTCCGCGCTTATGAATTTCTTCTGCGAAGTCTAATAGATGTGGTAGGTGTTCTTCTGCTAAAGTGGTTCTGACTACTACTCTATGTTGGTCTTTAATCTCTTGTGGGATATAAGAAATAAAATTAAGAATTTTATTTAAGTCCTCTTGCCCTATTTGTCTATGATCTAAATCAGCTTCAATAGTATCTAAAGATATAACTAAAGAAGTCCCTTCATAAGAGAAATATTCATCGATAAATTCCTCTGTTAGTAAAACTCCATTAGTACATACTGAAACCGCAGTACTAAATTGTCCTCTAGAATTTTCAGCGATTTCATCTTTATACTTAGCTAAAAAGTCTAGTATTAGTTTTTTATGGATTAAAGGCTCGCCTCCAAATAATTGGAAGTTTTTAGTTTGTTGAGTTCCTTTAAGTCTAGCTAAGAACTTATATACTTTGTATAATTTATCTACTGTAAACTTACCGAAATCTTTATTATGTTGCTCATAACAATAAGTACAAGATAAATTACAGGCATTTGTTAGAATTACATTAATTTGATGTAAGTCTTTAAATAACTGTAAATTATACTTTAAAGTAACTGGAGTTTCCGGTGAGGGAACCTTTGCTAAAGTATTTAGTTTGGAACTTCCAAATGGGGTAATAATATTTTCAGTAGTAAACTCTAAATTACCTATATTATCTACTAATACTGTTGCTGCGTGGTTTTTTACCCTTTCTTCTCTACTCATAGGTCGTCCAAATCAAATTCTTCATCTACTGAATTATCAATAGCTGCTACATAGTTTACAGACTCAATCTCTTGAGGAGCAGACTTAATATGACTACTATCTAAATAATTATCTACCCAAGGAAGAGGATTGTTTCCTAGTGTTAGCCCTAATCTGGAAGGGTCAAGTCCAATATTAGTGATACGAACAGCAAAAATATAATCCATATACTCTTTAAGAATTGCAGCGTTCATACCAATAAGTGGAGATCCTTTACTAAATAGAAACTCAATCCATTCCATTTCTTCATTATATGCAGTTTGGTACATATCATAAGTTTCATCTTCCAAGTCAGCAGCAACTCTAGTAAACCCTTCACTAGGGTCTTCTCTAAGCATTTTAATCACTCGTTGGAATACATCTAAGTGAATCATCTCATCTCTAGCGATTAACTTAAAGATATTACTAGACCCAGGCATTAATTTATCAGGTTGTTCACTGAAGCTCCAAGCTGTTACGAAGGTTGCAAAGAATCTAATACCTTCAAACATATTAAGTACTAAAGCAGCTTTAAATATTGCTTCTTTAACTACTCGCTCATCTATTTCTGGAAAAGGCACTAGTAATGTACCATCCATTGAAGAAGCTCCATTATCTCTAGCAATTCTATTAGCATCCATCTTATCAAATACAGAGGTCGCCCAATCAAATGCTGCTAAGATACTGGTTGCTCGTTTCTGAATATGTTCGTCATCAATTATAGATTCGATGAATACGTCCACATCATTATATATAGCACGAACCATCTCAGTATAAGACTCACTATGCAAAAGTTCGTTATTTTGGTGGTTTGTAATGTATAACTCCCACTCAGGATTATTACTAATGCCACCATTATTAAAAAGCTGTAAGGGAGCACGCCCTGCACAGCTATCAAGAGTAATAGCAAACTTAAGCCCAGATTCATAGATGTGCTTGCCAGCTTCATCCAGACTGTCGAAGTGTACCTTTTCTTTAGATAAGTCGATTTCATTTTTACTCCAATTACCTATGGCTCGCATTTCTTCTGCAAATTCCATAATCCAAGGGTACTTTGGGTCGTGATAAGTTTGAATATTTCGGTTACAAGAATCCTCACCTAGAAATAGTCTAGTTCTTTTACTATTTACTGTTTCGCCTAAGTTAAAAATCTTACAACTCATAATGCCTCCATAAGAGGGAATATCCCTGCGATTACTTGTGCACATTTTTGTGCAATTTCCATATGCTCCAATTGAGTACCATTAGCACTTCTGAGTTCAATATAGTGTACCCAACTTCTAAGAGTGCCATTCATATACATTCTGCTCATTGTACACCCTTCTGGCAGTACAGAACGAGCCTGCTCTTTAGCAATTCCATTGTCTATAGCAAACTGATAAGCCTTTTTAGCTTCTTTAATTACTCTCTCTTGTTGGATTCTCCACATAGCTGAAAGTTTCTCATCATCTACTTTAATAGAATTTTGTCTATTTTTTGTGTCTTGCAGTCTAGCTTCACGCAACATAAATTCCATATCCTTAGTAGGATCTGCATAACGCTGACTAAATTCTTGAAAGCTAAAACTTCTATGGCGAAGAATCTGTCTTCCAATATCCCTAGTAGTTTCGATTTCCAAGCAAGCAGACACAGTTTCCAAAGGAGACCAATGCTTATGCTTAATAAGATACTTAATTAATTTTTCAGAAGTTTCTTTATTTAGCTGGTTACTTGGATTCGATACTCTAGCACAATACGCAATTAAATCTTGTACATTTTCTAACCCTAGACCTTCCATTTCTGTGGAAGGCATTGAGTATGAAATTAGTCTAACTTTACTAGTTGTATCCCCTGTATATAGGCTTTCTTGTTTATTAATTGCTTTAGTTTCCATTATTATTCCTTAAATACTACAAGCGCCGCTTTCACAGCCCTCGATAATTGTTTCACTTTTATTCTCTTTGTCTTTGGTTCTAATATAGTATAAACTCTTTAAACCATACTTCCAGGCAGTAAATATATCTCGTTTAACTCTATTAGCGTCTAAAATTTTATTAGGCATTTTTGTTAAGTCATACCATTGGTTGGTACTCATACCTTGATCTATAAACTTCTGTAAGATAGCCATTAATTTTAAATACTCAGCAGAGTTATTTTCAGGCAACTCCCAAGATTTCATATAATAAGGTTCTTTATCAAAGTCAGGTACTAAAGATTTAACTGTGAAATTAGAAGCTTCAAAAGTATCAGTAGTAGACTGAATTGGGTCAATTCCTTGTGTTGAGTTACTAACTAAAGAACTACTAGCAGTTGGAGGAATAGCACTAAGTGCCATATTTCTGATTCCATACTTTCTAGCTTTGATTCTTAATAAATCCCAATCACATAATAACTCATCTGGGTAAATTTGATCTATATTAGTATTATAGGTATCTACAGGCATAACTCCTCTAGAGTATGCACTTCTGTCTGAATACTCACAAGCTCCACGCTCCTCTGCAAGATTAATAGAAGCTCTAATAAGTCCAAATTGGAAGCGTTCCGCCCACTCATGAGTTAAACGCTTCGCCTTTGTTGTGCCAAGTACAGCTTCATTCTTAGCTAAGAAATGTGCGAAATCACTAATTCCAATACCTAAGAAACGATAACCTTTTGTAGGCCATTCTGCTGCATCTAATGGGTAGTTTTGAACATCAATAAGATTATCTAAGAACCTTACCATAATTTCTGTCAACCCATCTAATTCGTGTATATCTTCTAGTTTACCAAAGTTTACGCACCCAAGAATACATAAACTAATCATTCCATTATCTAAATTATACCCATCTACATCAATAAACTCATTTTGGCGAAGTCCTTCAAATTTCATCTCCTTTGTAGGTAAGAAAATCTCACTACAAAGGTTAGTTTGAGTTACTGGTTCATCAAATAAGCCTTGATTATTAACGTTATCAATAAAATGTATGTAAATACGCCCAGTGCCAACCCGTTCTTTAACGAGTTTATTAAACATTTCATTAGCGGGCAAGGTCTTTTTTCTAATCCCACTCTTTCTTTCGTAAGCTTCATAAGATTCCTTAAATTTAACAGGATCCCCATAGTGCTCAAATAGTTGTGGAACATCCTCGGAACTAAAAAGTGTAAAGTCCTGCTTCTTTAGCACTCTTTCGAAGAAGATGTTTGGGATGCCTATAGAGTAATCAATAAATCTAGCACGGTTAGTATTAGAACCTTGATTATTTTTATACTCTAAAATATCCATAATTTCCCAATTAAATATTGGGTAGTTTACTACTGTCGCTCCAGTACGCAAACTATTTTGTGTAAATTGTTTACTAGCGGCCTCTACTGCTTTTAGTAATGGAAGTGCTCCAGTATGTTTTACTGTATTACTTTTAACTGGAGCAAGTATACCTCGTACTGGCCCCATATCTACTCCAATACCTGCCCTATTAGCAGTCATTAGAGATAATGCATATTCTGAAGATAGGATAGACTCTGAAGTATCCCCCACCTTAATTTTACAACAAGAGCTAAACATTTTAAGTTTAGTTCTAACTCCACTAATAATTGGAGTAGGTAAACTAATCTTATCATCTTTTAGAGCCATATAAAAGTCTCTAATATAAATCATACGGTGTTCTTCTTCTGCGAAGATAACCATAGGAATTAACATAAAGGTTTCTTGAATCATCTCTAAACGACGATCTGTTTTAGCATCTTTAATTAAATACTTACTATCCATCTGTACAATTGAAGAATATGGGCGATGTAGGTCATTCTCATAATCTAACAAATCGCCTAAAATTTCAATTTCTTCATCTGAGTAGTATTCTAAAATTTCTGGGTCGTATAACCCATGCTCTACATTCAAATGTATATAGTCCAAGAATGGTAGAGGTTCGAAACTACCATATACTTCTTTTCGCATTTCAGTTACTAATAGTCTAGCTGCGAAAATAGAGTAATCAGGAGTTTTGGTAGTAATTTTTTCAGCAGCAGACTTAATAATTGTTTGTTGAATATCAGAGGTAGACATACCTTCCGCAAATTTAATATGAGCATTAATTGCGGTATCTGATACTGAAACGTCTAAGTCATCACGCTTGCAGGCTTCTAACATTCTATGAATGTTATCAATATTAAGTTCTTCTAGTTTTCCATTCCTTTTCTTAATTAGCACCTATATACCCCCCTAAAGTTTTATCAAGTTCTTTTAAATTATCCTCACCTATAGCTTCTTCACAGTAACTTAAAAGATCCATTAATTTATAATTATCTAAAATAAGATCGCCCGATTGATTTACATTTTTAATATATACATAGTTTCCAGGTAGAGGAATCTGATCCCATATATCAAAAGCAGAACCATATTCTCTTATCAGGCAATATGCGCGTTTAGCGCCAACTCCTGCAATTCCCTTAACATTATCTCCAGAATCCCCCATTAAACACTTCATACTAATAAATTCTTCCGGGGTACAACTATGAATTTCTTCAAAGTTCTCACTAGTAGTTTCTTTTCTAGTTACATAAGAAAACCTAGATACATTATCGTTTATTAATAGATCCCAGTCTTTATCTGAGGAAACTAACCAACAATGCTCTAGGTCTGATTTAGGGAACTTTTTAGAAATATATGCGGCAATATCATCCGCTTCTACCCCCTTAAATTTAACTACTGGATATACCTCTCCAACTAGTTCCATAGTTCTGTTAAATTCTTCCATAAAGGCTATAAAGGCGTTCTTTTCTTCTTCTGTTTGAGTTTCTCTCAATTTAGCTCTATTGCCTTTATAATCTTCATCTACACTTAATCTATAAGATGATTTTCCCCAATCTGTAGCAATTATTACTTTACCTGCTTGGTAGGACTGTGCTAGACTTTGCACTAGTCTAAGATAATCTGCTGCAAAATTAGTAGACCCGTTATGCTTATATCTGAAAGCAAGGTTTAATCCGTCAACTACTAATAAATTATTTCTATCTCCATTTGCCTTTAAATCTTCCCACTTCATTTAATCCACTCCTCTATTGATTGAATATAATCATCCAATAAAGCAGTATAAGTACCATTTGAAAACTTAAAATATTCAATATCCCCAACTGGTTCAATTAAAGCAGTCATAAACCACTTTGATCTATCATATTTAAAGATTAAAATAGGTTCTTTACCTACTTGGTCTGATTCTCTAATAGTTTGTGCCCACCATTGTCGCCAATTATTACTTTTAGCAGCAGTCAAAATCTTACTATTAAAGTGGTCATCTTTATATGCTTTTACTTCTACACAATATAAATTGTGTTCTCCTGGAATGTATAAATCCCCTTTTAGTTTATGTTGTTCCCCGAGAGCTCCTGAACTTGGGACTCTTTCCCAAGATAATCCAGTTAAACTTCTCATTTGGTTTCTACATACTAATTCGTTTCTTGCTCCTTTAGCTCGACTATCAACCATTTTCTAACCTCGATATATTATTCTCCTTTATGACATTAATTTTATTAATTAAAGGATGTGTGTATTCATGCGACACAATAAATGTGTTTATATTTTGTTCTTGTAGTAGAATCTCTACTAGTTTTTCTTTTCCTTCATCATCTAACACACCCATAACCTCATCTAAGATTAGCAAATTCAATTTAGATTTAGAAAGAATATTCATTATCTTTCTTATTCCAAGTAATGTAGCCGTATTCACTCGGCCAAATTCCCCACTAGAAAGAGCCTCGATTTCAACTTCTCTACCTTCATCTATTATTTGAATGTTTAATTTTTCGCCTTTCAAATTAAAATTCAACTGAAATCTTCCGCTAGAAAGTTCAGATAGGTATGTGTTAATTTGTTCTTCTAAGTCTTTTACCAACGACTCAATCTTGAACGCTATAAGACCATTTGTACTGAAAGACTTACGAAGTATAGTAATAATACCCATAATCTCTTTAGCATTTTCTAATTCTTTAGCCTTTTGTTCTAATTTTTCTTGAAATTCTTCGGTTTGTTGTAAAATAACATCAACTTTAGTATTCCAAGCAGTAGCTTGTTCATTATATTGAATAGCTTTTTTAATCTTGCCTCTAATTTCTGTAATTGTAGTTTTTAATTGATCTAGTTTAGCTTTTACACTTTCTCTATCAACTAACTCTGAAGTCATATCTTTATCTACTAAGCTGTTTAAGTTTTCAAACTCAGAAACTAATTTCTGATGGTTTCTATACTTTAACAGCTTGTTTTTAGTTTCAGAAATAACTTCATCAATTCCATCAATTTTATCCGAGTTAGCTTCAATAACTTTAGTTGCCCTATCTATTAAATCTGATACAAATTCTTCATCCACAGACTGCATACAAGTAGGACATTGCCCACTAAGTTTAGATAGTTTAGTTACTAACGCTTTTCTAGAAGTTATCTCCGATTCTAGTGATCCCTTCTCTTTGACCAGAGAGTCCGTAGACTCCGGCTTGTCCACTTGCTTTACTACTTCGACAATATCGATTTGAGAAAGTAATTCTTTATACTGATTATTAGTATTTACATCTTTATTAATTTTATCAGAATTTTCTAGTTTTGTTTTAAGTTTAGTAAACTCTTCAACACTATCAGAAGGATCATCTGGAACTATTACAATTCGTTTTTTCTTAGAATCTTCTAAAGTATTTTTATCTAACCACTCTTCAATAGTATTACAACTAGATTCAATAGCGATTAATTCAGAATTATACTCTTTATATTTATCTTTAAAAAGTTCAAATAACTCTATATACTTATCTAATCCTAATAAACCTATAAGAAATTTCTTTCTATTAGTATCTGTAGCTCTAAGAAACTCTAAGTTGGAGGAGGCACTTTGATAGAATAATTGTGAAAAAGTTTTATAGTTTAAACCTAATACATTTTCAATAGTTTTGTAAGTGGCAGTAGTAGTATGACTACTAATATCTTTTCCATCTTTTAATAGCTTTAAAGATATACTGCTCTTTCGATCTAATACTACTTTATAGTTAGTATTATCTACAGCAAAGTCAACCTCAATATAATAACCTTTGTCTATATGCCTATTAGCAATAGCTTGCTTCTTAATCCCTTTATTATTTTTTCCAAATAACACTTCTTCAAGAATTAAAGGAATACTACTTTTACCTGTACCATTTGTACCTAATAACTGAGTTACTGGAGCTTCTGTAAAATTAATTGAATTATTTTCTCCGTATGAAAAGCAATTGCTCCATTTAAGCGTCTGAATATAAATCATTAAAAACTCCTAAAATATTTTCGATACTACCCGCATCTAAGTTTTGTACATTTTGTAAATATTCAAACAGTTCCTCCTCGATAGTCATATCTTTTAGGTTTAATACTGCTTCAGTATTTTTATTTACAATCTTTTTATCTAACAGTTCATTATCAATATCTACTCCTGATAGAGCTAATAAATCTCCTGTGATCTCGTATATTGTATGATGAAAATCAGTCTTCACCATTTCTTCTTCTGTTTCTACTGTTTTACGAATTAATTGAGGTAAATCCAAAGGTATCCAATCATACTCCAAGTCTTTAGAGTCTAGAATTACTACTCCAGTTTTTACTTCATTCCTATGAAATGATACTGTCATAGGACTGCCTGGGTATAGAATATTTCTCTGACTATTAGAATGAGCGTGTAAATCTCCAGCAACTACTAAATCCCAATGATTTAATTTATCTAAATTAATTTCAGGAGTTACGTGTGGAGGAATCTCGCCCCTAACATGGGTGAATAGAATCTTATTGGAGAACTGTTCTGGTTTAAATGTTTTTAAGTCTGTATAAGGCAGAAAATCTAAACCATGAATAGAAGTACTACTAGTTATAATAGAAACTTTACTATTTAAACCATTCACTACTTTCTGTAGTTGAGTTAAGAAAGTATGTCCTTTCTTAGTTGCTTCATGGTTTCCATCGTATATAATTGTTTCTACATTACATCCTTTTACATAATCAAAGAATAACTCTAACTCTTCTAAAGAAGGTACTTTGTCAAATACATCTCCGCCAATAACATTCAAATCTACACTTTTCTCTAATTCGTGTAGTTTTTCGAAGAACATATGAAATCTATCTTTCTGCCATTCTCTAGGAACATTTTTCTGTCCTAGCTTAATATGCCAGTCAGCACTAAATAATATCTTCATAATGTTTTCCTATAAAATAAGGGGGCATAAAGCCCCCTTATAGAAATATAACTTAATTAAGCTGGAATATCTTCTGCAGTTTCGAACTCATCAAGTACATCAGCACTTGCTGTATCATCATTACCACCTAAAATATTGCTTTCGATGAAAGTCTTTTGATCGTCTGCTATTGGACGAGGTACGATCTCGTCAATTGGCTTAAGATCCTTAATAAGCTCCAAATCTTCCTCAGAAAGAGGTGAAGCCTTAATCTTCATCTGTTTAACTGTGTACTCTACATTAAATGCAAGAGGTCCAGTCTTTTTACGACTAACTGTAATATCCCAACCAGTCTTAGTATCGGTTGGATCGCCCAGCTCTTCGGCTACAGTTAGAATTTGCTCAAACATCTTCTTCTTAAGATTTAGAAGTTTAAGCTTACCATCAGAACGGTCAATAGCCATTACAGCATATGCCCAAGAACATTTCAGGTCAGGGAAGTAGTGGCGAACCCAATCCTTCTCTAGATTTTTAAAGGACTCAGTCTCACGGTCAAACCCTAGACACTCGATAGGCATATTCTTGCCCTCAGAGTTCTTTACCCAGTAGTTATATCGTGCTACGATATCACCAACCATACGGAAAGTGTTATCCCCATCAACCAAAGCTAGCAGATCTGCACCGCCCTTCTTTGCCTTACCATTAATTTTATCAAATGAAATTGCCATTTTTATTATCCTCGTGTTTAAAGTGTATTTTATCGTTTACTATTGCTAGTAGTCTATTTTGTGTCATATATTTTTCATGTATGTCAGCATGTATAAGCGGTAAAGAGACTTCACCATTTAAGTTATAAAACATAATATTTCTCAAACTTGCTAGATGGAGATATAAAAGAATCTCACTTTCTGAAGCAGACTTATCTGCCCACAAAGCTTCTGGATTTCTTAAAAAAGAATCTCCCGAAATTTCTCTTAAATCCTTACCCTTAAGGTACTTCTTTGTACTCCTTGTACATAACCCTGTGGTTAAATACTTTAGAATAGCAATTATACCTTTTGGATTGCCATTTGCGCGTTGTTTAATTTTTTCCCAATCATATTTTATCATTATATTATACCAAAGATTAACCATTTTGTCAAGAATTATTTTTAGGTTATGTTATGAACTTTATATCCTAACTTCATATATAAACCCACTCTAGCAGTTGCTTGGTTATTAGCTGTAGAACCTTTCAAATTAATATCAATAACTTCAGGGTCTAGTTTATCTTCGTCTATTCGTATAACTCTACCTATTAACTGTGTTAGCATAGGCTCATTGTTAATAGGAGTTGCTAAAACTAAAGAAGATAAAGCATTTAAAGAAATGCCCTCAGAAAAAATACTAATACTTCCACATAGTATATCTTTATCTTCATAAATAGATTGCATAAGTTCATCTCTATTATCTGTCTTACCTGTGATAACTATTGCATTATCACCACAAATAGCAGCAACATTTTCTAGAAACTGAACTCTATCTGCTACAACTAATACTTTATGCCCTTTTATAGCTTGAGTCTGTGCTATATCTGCTACCAAAGTTTGATAGTCAGTTCGTTTAACTAAGTCGTTAACTCGTACAGCCCAAGGTATATTACGGTTACTACTAAAAGGTATATCTGTTTTCATTCTGAAAATAGTTGGAGTTAAAGCATTTTCAACTGGGGGCTGAAAAAGTTTAAAACCAAAATAATCTCTTAGTACAACATGTCGGTTATCCTTCCTCTGTAGAGTACCAGATAATCCAATTTTATTAGTAGCCTTAATTTTGTTCAATACATCAGTAAATGTACTCGCAGGAGTATGATGACACTCATCTACAATTACAGTACCAAAACTTTCCATTATTTTAGCTACTTGTTTCCTTACGGTTTGGATATTTCCTACGATTATAGGGCTGTCGGTTTCGAAACGACCAGATCCTATAATACCAGGTTTTATACCAAAACATTTTTCTATTTCTTCTTCCCATTGATCCCTCAACGCAACTGTGTGAACAATAACTAAAGTTTTCATACTAAGTTTCCCAGCAATAGCAAGACCTACAAAAGTCTTTCCGTAACTTACTGGGGCGTTTATTAAGCATGAGCCCTCTACTTCGTCATAAATCGCCTGTTGTGATTCTCTTAGTTTATATTTAAACTTGGGAAATTCTACTATATCATTAACTCGTTTATCTACTAAAGAATAAGTATCAGGAATTAAATCAGTTCTACCACTAGGGATAGAGTATAGACCTTTTCTTATTTTTGTAGCGTTTCGTATAGTAAGCATTGGAGCATCAAGTGGGTTTACCCCTTTCTGCTCTATTTCATATGTTAGAGTTTTTATAAGTAATTCTTCTAAATCGTCATCCGTTTCTAGATAAATTCTATTACTAAGGACAGCTTTCATACTCTTCTCCAACTATCTTTTTTCTTCGTTGTAGATACTTCATATAGTATATATCCACCTTGTAGTTTTAGAACTCCTGCATACTTAAAGTTTGGAGGAATTTCTTCGTGCATTAAAAAGGGAGTGTTTATTCCTTTTACGATAACTTTGGTACTACCAAATCCTGTAGGTATTAACCAAGCTATTTTATGATATTTTAAAGTAGCTTTTTCTACTTTATGATACTTAAATATTTGTCCAGTATCATCAATATAGACTCGTGTTTTATTCTTACTAAATAGTAAATCTTTAACACTAGATACACTCGTACGTAAAGGATATTTGTACTTCTTTATTCGAAGTCGGCGCTCACCAAGATTTTCGCCCTCCAAATTTCGGTCATCTAGGATATACATTTTATAGATAGTATAAACCTTGACCACCCCATAAATATCCGTTAAACGGTCGTAACTTCTTAACGGATATATGGGGAATTTAATTTCAGGCAGCGTCTTTAGGATCACTAGTTTCTTCCACTAATTTATTGAGATACCACTGAGCCTTTTTTAAATCCTCTAAACCATTTTTATATTTGTAACGACTTACATACTTAATAATGTTACCTTCAAGATAACTAAAATCTTGGTCTAAGATAAAGTCGATAACTTCTATTTCGCCTTGTTTATAATGATTAGGGTTAATTCTGTCTACTACTTTCATTTTCTGCTCTCTTGTAATATCAATTAGTTTACCAAATTCATGATTTTCATCACTTTCTTCTCTACCACACCAATTGCAAGGTTGCCCTTTACCTATTAGCATAACATGCCTTTCTACTGGACAATCATGTTCCCACATATCTAGCTGCCCCATACTTTTTCCTCCTCTGTAAATGAATAATCATCCCCAATTTCTAGATCAATACCTACAGGAGCTCCTGGGATATTGCAACCTCTATCCATTTTAGTATAATACTCTAATTTCTCACAATATTCATTCATTTCATCATCTGGTACTTCCGCTAAGATAGAGTCATGTACCAAACCAAAAATCTTAGCCTTCATTCCTCTAGCCTCAATATAATTCTGCATATCAACCCCTGCTAGCAGATTAATATCAGAAGCTACTGATTGAATTAAGAAATTAACTGCACTTCGTACTTCATGTCCTGCAATGCCTCTATCAGTAGAAATAACATTAGGAACTCTACGCTTTCTACCAAAAATACTATAAATGAACTGATTATCTTTAATTGTTTTCTTAGAAGTATCTAACCACTTCTTCAATTTATGAAAAGTCTCAAAATAATCCGTAATAGCGTCTTTAGCTTCTTCGAGAGATACTCCAGCAGTTTCAGCTACCTTCTCTGGTCCGGAACCATATAGAATACCAAACGAGATAGCTTTAGCAGCTTGACGTTTTTTCTTGAATTTAGTACTAACTTCCTCAACTTTACAAGGTAGCCCAAAGATACGATGCGCCATAGAGCTGTGGAAATCTCCTCCACTTATAAATACATCTTGAAGTACTTTATCTCCAGATAATACAGCAGCTACATACATCTCTGCTGTTGCCAAATCCTGGGAAACAATCTTGTGTCCTGGTCTAGCTTTAATACAAGACTTAACAATTTTATTATCTCTAGGTAATTGCTGCATGTTAAGCTTACCGCTTGAACTCAGCCGCCCTGAAGTTGTAGAAGTTAGATTAAACCCAGTTCTTAGTCTATTATCAGCATCAAGAGCTGGAATAATTTTATCCAAGTAAGTATTTTTAATTTTACTAGCCTTTCTAATACCTAAAATAGCTTCAGGCAATGGATGTTCTTTAGACAAAATTCCTAAGACTTCCGCATCTGTACTAATTGCTCCAGTCCCAGTTTTCTTACCAGGTACAGGTTTCAATCCTAGTACATCGAACAGAAGAACTCTTAATTGCATTGGCGAGTTAGGATTAAATACTTTTCCTTGCAACTCTTCAAAAGTATGTACTTCCGAAAAGCTATACAATTCTTGATGAAGCCTATTAATCTCTTCATCCATTTTTGTTTGTCCTTTAACCAATCGTTCTGTATCAAAAGGTACTCCATTATCTTCTACTTGTTTAAGGAATCTCATCCCAGGAACTAATAAAGTTTCATAAACTTTCTTAAGATTAGGGCTTTTATAAATAATTGGCTTAAACTTTCGGTATAGTTCAATAGTTGCAGCTGTATCCATAGCAGCATATTCAGATAGTACATCGAAAGGAATTAAATCGTATGTAAAATCTGCTTGTTTTATTTTATGAGTTTTACAGTAGTCAGTTCTAAAATCTACTAGAGCTTTATCATAATCCCCTAATCGTTCACAATACTTCATTGCTAAAGGTTTCAGACCATGAGTACCTGGAGTTTCATCCAAGTCATAGTGCATTAGCATAGTATCATCAATCTTAGGAAATTTAAAGTTAAAGTGATACTCTAGCATATGTAAATCGAACTTAGCATTATGCATCACAATGTTAAACTTCATAAAGATTTTTTGAAGTAATGCTTCCAACTCTTCATCAATAATATCAGTTGAAATATATACTCCTTGATTAGGTTTATAAGATAATGAAATTCCTAAAACATAACCATCTCTTGGATATAGCCCTGTAGTTTCCGTATCCACTGCAATAGTATCAGTCAAATCTGTACTTAGACTCAATAACATTTCGCAATGTTTCTTAGCTACATCTACATCCTCAATACCTTCATAATCTCCTACTCCCATCTCTTGAATATCACCTTTAATATACTGATGTATCTTTTTTACAGCTTGTTCAAAAGCAGGCTTACCTTCTGGCTTAAACGCCAACATAGCAGGATTGATAATAGGCATAAACTTATCATCCACTAAGTGTCCCTGATACTGAGTAACAGAAGAAATCTTAGCATAATTTTTAGCGGCTTCTGAGCCAACTAAGATTACATAGTCATAGTTATCTAAATCAACTTCTAAAGTAATATCTTTCTTTAAAAGTTTCTTTACTTTTACATCAGACATATGTAAGTTTTCAAACTCAAACTCAAAGTATTTTTCATACTTTAAATTTGAGGGAGCTTTATCAATTATCGCTACTGTCATAAACTAATTCCTTTAATGCTTGTACATCATCCTTACCTAAGTCTCCTGGATCTACTCCATCAGGTAGTTTGATTATTTCTGTAATATATTGTTCTTGTATTTCTTTTTCTAACTTATTTGCAGCAATCTGCCCTGCAGAATCGCCATCAAATAGTATATAAATTTTTGATAAACCTTGTAATTTATATGGAGCTAGTTTTTCTTCCCATTGTTTAATTAAAGTTTGTGTGCCAAATACACATACTGCGTTGTCCAACCCTTTATCGTGTAGATTCAGCATATCAAATATACCCTCTACTAAAATAATGGAACCTCTAATCATCTTAGGAGCTGCAGGATGTAAAGGAGGAGATGTCTTAGGTGGAGTAATCATATACTTAGGGTTAACATTACTATGCATATGTCTTCCAATAAATACTATAATATCTCCTAAAATATCTCTTACAGGGAATACTATCCTATTCTCGTAATCTTTATGTGTAAATGCTTCAAACTTAGTTAAAGTATCTAAACTAATATCTCTGAAATCGTCCCTAAACGGAATAGCCCCTAAAGGCATATCCATAGCTTTAGCTAGTAATTTAGAGATTTTCTTCTTTATTTGCTGTACTCGTATTTCCTTAAAATCAGAAGCAATATTAAAATACTTAAAAATACTTCCTTTAAACCCACAACTAAAACAATGATATGCTCCAGTAATTTTATCAATTCTCATTGAAGGGTTACTATCATCATGCTCTGGGTTAAGACATTTAATTACTAAGTCGCCCCCTTGCGAAGAATACTGAACCCCTTTCTCTTTTAGTACTTCTTCTGGTATCATTTAAAACTCCAAGTCATCTGACATTTTCTTAAGTTCTTTTACTTTAGGTTCTTTCTTCGTTACTTTCTTTTTAGCTTTTGGGTCTTTATCTTCGTAAGGTACATCAACTGGAGAAATCTTTAATGAGTTCCAATTAATTGTACTAGAGAAGTTCATAGGGGTTCCGTTTCTCATCTTAGTAGTTTCGAAACTAAACACTCCTGTGTCATGATCCTGTGGTTTAAGGATAAATGCTCTATCTGCAGCATCAAGAATACCTTTAGAATATCTTGCCTCTCCAGTAGCATCAATCTGATATGGGGCAACTACACAAACGTTGTGTTTCCTTGCCAAGTTCTTTAACTCTTTACTTAGCGTTAGCTGTGTTTGCCAGTTGTACATATCTTCTGCTACAATCTGATTAACATAATCCACCACTACTAATTTTAGTTTATCTCCAAACTGTGCTTTAAAATTCTGCAAGTGGAGATCAATACTAGGGATAGTAAGCCCTTGGTCATCAATAATAACCATTTGGTTATCTGGTTTTAGTATCTTAGTACGATTTAGTTCTTTTTCAAACTTAGTATAATCTTTATGTACTAAATATTCTTCTAATAGGTCTTGCCCATCTACGAACATATCTGCTCGTTTTTGAGCCAATGTCATAACTTCATTATCTGAACTAAGACCTCTAGTCAGATTGGTATTATTCACATCTGCTAGAATACTCATAGTTCTAGTGAATACTTCTTGTGCTCTCATTTCAATACTAAAGTAAATTGATGAATTACCCATTAAGTATTGATTTACCATCAGGTTTGTACTTATTACTGACTTACCTGATCCTCGATAACCTCCAAATAGCACTAATTCTTGCGAGGCTGTTCCACCGAGTGTGGCATCGTATTTATTATTTAGTCCCATAGGGAACAATGTTTCTGATTCATCTATATCAAATAATTGAACATCTGACATAGTTGCAATTTTCTCACTTGTATGCGTCTTTTCATCCAAGTGTAGTAATATATGCGCAATTTCGTCTTTGACTTCTTGCACATCCATCATAGTAATTCTGTCTACAAATTTATCTATTTGTAGTAACGCCTCATTCTGAGTAAACTCATTAATCAATGCCTCCATAGCTAGATCAATGTCTACATCAGGGGTTTCTAGGGATTCTAATGCTTTGAGTGCTCGTTTGAGCGGGCCGTCCCTAGTGATAAGGAGCAGGTCTTCAAAGTTAGGTATCGCTTGATGTTTAATATAATACTTGTTAATAGCACTATATATTGAGGCGTGCGAAGAGCTGAAAAAAGCTAGTTTAAGCCTTGTCCACGCTCCTAAACTTCTTTCGTTAAGAAGTTTATGTAATACGACACTTCCAATATCAGCCATAACATGATCTTACCTTAATTTTGCCTCATTATCAATAATAACGCGGTTTAGTTCAATTTCTAATTTATCAAGAATTTCTTCTCTTAGTTGGTTCAAGTGTTGTTTGTACAGCGGCCCCGAATCGTGAAACAGCTGAATTTGTTCAAATGTAACTAACCCTTGAATTCCGAAATATATGTGTGATAAGGGATCCTCATGTGTAGGACTTATCTTAACTGTAGTGCCTGGGCCAAAATAGTCTATATTATGGGTAGCAACCTCATCGGGTACTAGACTATCTGTATCTTCATATTCCACAATAACTTTCATACATCCTCCAGACGAAAAAAAGGGTAGGCAGTTGCCTACCTACCCTCCAAGCTAATAATTAAGCTATCAACTACTACGCAGTAGCAGCTTCGCGCTTAGCAGCAGCTTGAGCCGCCTTCTTAGCTCCATCATAGTTAGAGCAAAGAAGACCACGGTGTGTCAACATTGTTTTAACGCCACGAACGGTCTTTCCGATAGCATCAGCAATGTCTTCAACGGTCATATTGGTGATATCACCAAGAGCTTCTAAAGCGTCGGTCTTCGCTTTAGCGTGTGACTCACGCTGCTTAGGCATAGAAATGCCGTGAGTACGAGAAAGACTAAGAGCCTTTCCACGGATAGAGTTGATGCTCTTACCAAGTGCATCTGCAATATCCTCAACGAAAGCACCGTCCCCGATCATCTCAAGTACAGTTGCTTCCTCTTCCTCTGAGTAAGTACGAGCAGCAGCTTCTCGTACAGTTGGTTTAACCTTGCCAGTTAGTTCCATAGACAATAGCTTGCCTTGAATTGACTTAGGGCTAAACTCGCCATCTAATACCATCGCAGCGATTTCAGCATAAGTGTAACGACCAGAGTTGTCATTTACAAAATCTGCTAACTCAGCTTCCTGAGCTTCGGTATAAGTGCGCTTGTTAGCTGTTGCAGCTAACTCTACTTCGTAGCCCATCTTGCGTAGCTTTGAAGAAACACTGCGAGCAGTAGTTTCCAAAGATTCAGCAGCTGATGCTACAGTAGCCTGTGATACTGGTGACTCGTCGTCAACCAGTGATGTAAGAGTTTCAGTTCTTTCGTCTGTCCACTTAGGGATTGCCATATTAATTATCTCCTATAAGATTTTTGATTGTATCAATTTTAATGTTTAATTTTTCGGCTTTTGTGCGTTTACTAGATTGTTTTCCTTCTTCGTCTATCAGAATATCTATGTTCTTGCTAACGCCAGATACAATAGTATATCCTTTAGACTCCAAATATTTGCCCGCTTCAGTTCTGTTCTTAAAGTCTTTTAGCTTTCCTGTTATACAAACCTTAAGCCCATTACTTACTGTTGGGCTACTTTTTGTTTCAGAAGATTTAAAGCTTAAAGGCAGTTCATTCAAACCTTTGCCGAAATACTCTTCAGAAATCCAAGTCAAAACAGAATCAATAGTTTTCTGCCCTAACCCAGCTTCCTTACCTTTTTCATTATCGAATTGCTCGATATGTTTAACTACTGAGGCAATTTTCTTACCAGCAGTAGATCCTACTAAATTAATTGAGAAGCTATGTAGTAGTGTTCCTAATTCAGCACGCTTGCTGATTTGAATATTAGAATAAATCTTTAATCCATTTTTTCCTAACACTGACTCCAAATCATGCTCAGTTAATTCGTATAGTTCTTTAACTGTTGTGATACCAAGTTTGTTTATGCTTGCGGGACCAAGACCTTTAATCTTTAATACCTTAGCAAAATGCTCTAATTTCTTAGAGGACTGAGCCTCACAATCAGTATTTTTACAAAATAATTGGTCTTTTACTCTTACCAATAACCCACCACAAGATGGGCAGTTAGTAGGGGAAACAATTTTTTTATAAATTTCTTTTTTCATTTTATATATGTATATTATACTTAATTTTAACCATTTTGTCAAGAATTATTTTTACCGAGGTTATAAAATTCTTTTCAAGACTCGCGGTATGATACCACCAGCTCTTTCGACTGCTACAGTACAGCCAATTTCTAACCCCAAATCTTCGATATACTTAATATTGTTAAGTGTAGCTTGAGAAATGTTAGCCCCATCAATTTCGATAGGGTCAAGAATAGCTACAGGAGTAACTTTTCCACTCTTACCTGTTTGCCAAACTACATCTAATAATTTAGTTGGTATACCTTCAGTTCTAGTTTTTAGAGCATAAGCTCCACGAGGGTGTTTAGCAGTATGACCTAATTCATTAAAGTCTTTATTACTATCTACCCTAAAAACACGACCATCATTAGGAAATATATCCCAAGCAGAATCCAAGACAGTATTGAAGCCGAACTTCCTAAGATACTCCATATCTTGTCTATAACTGTCCGATTTGTAAGATTGTTCATTTTGCATACCATAAGCGATAAAAGTAATATCCCTACTATTAAACTCTACTTGATCTTTCAAGTTTAATGCTCCTGCTGCATAATTTCTAGCATTAGGAATTTCTTTAGGGGCTACTACTTCGCCCGTAATTTGCAGAATATCTTCAGTATTAAATCCAATATTTCTAGGTACAACATTACTGTTCAAAAATTTACTAGTAATATCTAACCCCTCAATACCGTCTCCTCTAGTAAGAACTCTGTGCAACTTACCGTTAAGGTAAGACACAGCGATTGCTGCTCCATCTAATTTAGTTGTTTCAACAATCTCTTTAGAGTAACTCTCTAAGGGATCTTTTCCTTCACCAACATAATATTTTTGAAGGGAGAATAGTCTATACGGGTGTTTAACTCTTTCCTCTACTGGAGCACCAACTTCATCAAAGTTAGCGGCTTCAGCTAAAAGGTCGAATTCTTCATCTGACATAATAGGATTACCTTCATAGTAAGCCTTACTAGCTGTTCGCAGTTTAGTCAAGATGTCCGTCATTTACTATTTCCTCCAATTCTTTCTTTAGTTCTTTCGCAAATTTAAACTTTACTTCTGTTTCGGATAGTAAATCTACTAGAGCATCGAATAGTTCTGCTACTGTACCGATTGTTAACGGTATACAAGCACCTTCTTTTGTGGGAAGATACCCTTCATCAAAACTAAGATAATACTTACGGATATGTAAGTACATCTGCTCTCTAAATTCACTAACGGTTAGCCTATATTGTTGTCCTTTTGCTTCATTTTCATATATTATACGATTATAAATATCGTTGTTTTGTTCCATTTCTTACACCATAGAAGCACTATGTTCCGTTAGATTAACGCCAAGTTCTGTTAGATGTTCTAAATTTCCTAGCTCATACCAAGGTTGGTAAGCATAACGACAGTGATCTCCAAATACCCATAAACGATATACTTTACCGTGTTCTGGGTGGGTCTCATAAAGTCCGTCACTATTAAAGTGTTCGAACTTCTTTTCAGTCGCTACATGCCCAACCACTTGAGCCATTGTATTATATCTAGCAGACCAGCAGATTTCATCTTTTGCATAGTCCTCTTTTAGAGCACCATCTGGGATCATTTCTGGATTGAAATAATCGGTAGCTTTAGAACGCAGAGGCACATTATACTTACGAAGTATGCCTTTGATAAAGCCAGTTGAGCGATAGTTCTGCTTAGAAAGTTCAGTAATAGATTCTCCCTTAAGATAGTCTACAAGGATACCTTGTAGCTCCATAGGAGTAGCAGAAGTTCCACGCTTCTTGGCTTTTATCCTCTTTATCTGTGCTTTTCGTTCCTCATGCTGTTCCAGAATTTTAGCAAGACGAGTTGTGTTGTAACTAATGTTGAGAATCTTACAAGCTTCCTTCTTAGTGATAGGATCACTTGCGTTCAATAAGGCTGTTACTTTATCCAGATTCTCATCGTCTAGTAACTCGCCTTCTTTAGTCTTAACACCTCGTGATGCCATTAATCGTCCTTAGTAATTTGTGAAACTACATTGAAAAAGTACAGAGCTGCCTTACCAGTCATCTTCTCGATAATGTCAGAGTCTACTTCAACTCCAGCATCAGTCAAAGCTCCAGTAAGTTTTTCGATCTGCTCTGCCTTGCTAACTCTAGCAGGCTTATCACCTGAAGAACTAGACTTTGCTGCAGGAGCTTTCTTTACATAAACTCCAGCTTTTGTCAGAATCATACGAACACCATTTGGAGTCTGCTCATACTCTTCAGCAAGCTCCTTTACGATATCCATACTATTTTCGGGAGTAGGCTCACGAGCCTCATACTCACCAACTACTTCTGCTTTCAATTCATCTGTCCAAGCCATTTTGCGTCCTTTTAGTTGTTATAAAAAATTTTCTTCGTGATTTCTCAATTTCACAAGACATATTATACTAAAGTTTTACCATTTTGTCAAGAATTATTTTTTCAAAGGTTAACCCCTGACCAGTCCGCCATATATGCATTAGCATCGAGGGCGGCACTATGGTAAGGGTTGAAATAATTTTTGTTACCATTGATGTATTGCGTTCGCTATAATAGCCACCATTGCTATCATTTCCATCGCATACCAAAATAGTCTAAAATAGCAACACCTGTCTGCTATGTCTTTATCTTCGTGGCATTTACCACCAAAAGTTTTACATAAAAGTATTACCCAATTCATAATTTTTCTCAAGGAAAAAAGAGGAGGCTTTCGCCTCCTCAACATCAATCTATGACTGATTCATAGTTCGCTAATCTTTTCCGATAATCGTCATGTTTTTTCTTTAATTCATAATACGCATCAGCATTTACTCTTGCTCCCTCTAAAAAAGCATTTAGAACTTTTAAGGATGTGTTCCCCATACTTGTTCGCATATTAGGGTTCATATCAAATAAGCTCAGTAGAGCATTTACTAAACTTTCTTTTTCGGGTGTCATTCTCTATAGTTCCTCGGTAATGATTTTTCCCATCTTCTCAGGGCTAAAGTTACGATAATAAGTACCATAACCTTTTTCTTTTAGCCACTGAGTTCTGTGCTCTAGAGCTTCTTTAATTAAGTCGTCAAACCTAGAAACTCCATACACTACTTCTGCTACCTCTTCATCTTCAAGTTCTGAAATATCTAACCCAAAATAATTCTTAGTTGGAGTAGTAAGTGCTATGAACTCTCTATGTGAGGTATCATTTGAATTTTTACGATAGTCAAACTGCATTATTTTCATTATATTTTTCCTTTTTCGATTTTATAATGTATATTATACAGAAATTTTACCAAGTTGTCAAGAATTATTTTTTCAGTCCTCAACCTCTTCGGTTACAGATGAAGTAATTTCGCGTGTTAAATCTCTTAGCGCTGCTTCAACTTTCGCTACTTCTAGTCTTAACTCGTTAAGTTCTGAAGACCATGATCTATAAATTCCTACTAAACTTCTTTGCTCGTCTGTCAACTCATCTATAGTGTATTCTTTGTCTTCGATTGTAATTACATTTTTTTCTTCACTCATTTTTGTTTTCTCCTTTCTGCTAATGATTTACCTAGTGTAGCAACAAAGATATATTGCTTACTAGGTATAAGTAATGGTATTATTAAAACGGGTATCACTAAAGCGGATAGTAATACCCATATAATTGCTGTAAGTATAGGATTAGTTGAACAAACACAACAAGGGTTTAGTTCTAAAGCTATTTGTTTAGCTGGACTAAATAATGCTAAATAGGAAGTTATACCTCCTGATATTGCAAATATTAAGTACCAAGTGTACCAATTCAAAACACTCTAACCTCCTTCGCTAATCTAAAAATTTGTCAAATATGCGTATATTATACTAGAAATAACCTAATTTGTCAAGAAATATTTTTTATATACTCATATGTAATATTTGGAACCTATACTGTGATGGTAATAGGCGCAACCTTGAGAAAATTTGGACAATAAAAAACCCGCACAAGGCGGGTTCTCACTACATAGGGTTGAGCTTAGAATTTAACGCGGAAACCTAAAGTAGTTGTATCAGATTCTACACCAGCATCAGTCTCTGAAGTCTGATAATTGATATAAGCTGAAGTCTGCTTAGAGAAGTCATGAATTCCCTCTACAGTATAAGTTTCCTTAGTATTTTCTACATCTTGGAAACCACTTTTCAAAGTGTTTGAACCAGCTGAGACCGCAGCTACGACTGTAGCAGTATCCACCTCTACGCCAGCAGCACTTTCTTCAGTTTCAAGCGTTCCGCCCAAAGCTACTCCATTGTAGTTTGTTGTAGCACCTAAAATAGTATTCTTAACATCTGCAGAAGTTTCTGCATATGCGCCTACTAAATTAATAGCACCTAAATCAAGTGTAGCACCTAATTCATAAGAATCATCCCCAGCAGAAGGAATAGTAGATCCTAGTACTGTGATATTACCTAAATTGACCTTACCAGTAGCGGCATTATCAATGTTAGATGCATTATTAACATCAAAACTTGGACCTTCAAAGATATCAATTGTAGTATCCCCTACAAAACCTTGAACAGATGCTTGCTTACCTAAAGCAACCTGACCTGCTGTATTAGCGATACCTGCGTAAGACTTACGCTCTGTTACTGAACTATCGATATCTACTGATAATTCACCAATAGCTGAATAGCCATTACCTAAATCTTCATTAATTGTGTAACCTAAATATGTATCTTCAGTGTCTAAAACTTCGGCACTGTTGTTCCAAGTTTTCTCTACAGATCCGAAAAATCCTGCTTCTGCATCATTTGCTCCACAGCCTACTAAACCTAATGTAGTAGCTACTAAACCTGCTGTAATTAACTTTTTATTCATTTTTACTCCTAATAAAATTATATTAATTTGTCATTTTCGACTCGTATATTATACACGAAAATAACCTCGATGTCAAGAACTTTTTGTTGTAAAAGTGCAAATAATTTGTTGCATTTTCGCAACAAATTCGACAATAAAAAACCCCTCCCAAAAGAGGGGCTAAACTACTCATCCTTAAGTGTTTAACTAAGTAGCTCCAAAACTACTACAATGAAAGTTAATAACATTGCAGCGGCAGGAGGTAGAACTAGTACACCTATGAATAACTTCTGTTTAATTGTTAAGGCTTCGTTCATTAGCCTTCCCCTTAGTCCATCTATATAGTCTAGGTAAAGGACAATTCATTAGCCAGATTGTGTAAATCGCTCTTAGTGTTTGCATTAGTAATCCCAGTATCCGTTAGTTTCACGCCAAGCTTCCACTTCAGGATCTGCCTCTATAAGCAGTACTGGTAGAGGCTTATATAGTTCCTCATCAAACATAAGGTAATTCTCTTCCTCAGTAAGCGGTTCTGGAACAAACCATGCACCATCATAAACATCCATCCAATTAGCTGAAGCAGATGTTACTACAAGAGCGAGTGCTAAAAATAAAGTTTTCATTATATTCTCCATAATAAATTAAAGGGGGTTCCCTCCTCCTTCTTTCTTTATTTTTCTACAACACTAAAATTGTGTGTAGAAGCAGGATTCCAATAAGTGCCACGAGCTGTATGCACTGGATAGTCATTATCATCATCAAACTCATTAATCATATTTGTAAACTCAGTTGAGAACCAACGAGGATCGAAATAGTCATAACCGTTAAAGGCGAAAATGCCATTATCTTCGTAACCATAGTTATCGTTGTCCCAAGGCATATCAAATGCATTTGCTGAACCTACAGTTACTAAAAGTGTTACCATTGCTAAAATTTTCTTCATAATCATTTCCTATATTTTGTTAAAAAATTACTTGGCTGTGCCATAAGGGGCAAGGCCATAGTAGTGTGGAGTAGATGCAAATCGTGTATCATTTACTCCATTAAAGCGAGAATTAGTATCCCCGTCAATATCAGCGTTCATCTTAGAACTACCAGAGCCAGAAGCATTGATAGTCATAGAAAAATTACCTTCAGCATCAGCGCGTCCATAGCCTTTGCCGCGTCCGCGGCCATCGAATGCTCCATCAGTATTGTTAGCAAAGTAACCATCAGTATTGTTATCGTCACTTCCAAAGAATGCAGAAGCAGATCCAGCGAAAAGAGCCAGGGCGATAGTAGTGGTAAAAATAGTCTTAGTCATTTTAAATTCCTCATAAAAGTATATTAGCAAATTCTAATATAGTTGTGTCAAAAAATAGGAGGGTTTTTACGACCTCCTATAAAAATAAAATTTGGAAATTTCCCAAAATCTGAATATATTATATCAAATTTTTACCGATTTGTCAAGACATTATTTAAGGAAACGCTAATATAGTTTTATTGCGACAAGGTCTGTGATCAAAAAACTTATAGCTCTGCATCACGCTTTCTATGACCTCTCCATGCAATAAATCCTCCAAGTCTAAGAGCATAATATGCGATGTAGTTAATAAGTTTGAACCCATTAATTTCAATAGCAATATCTCTAAATAACTTATCGAAATATTTTTGATTATTAACTTCTGTAGCTACACCATTATACATCTTCAATTTAGCATGTTTGTAACCATAATCATGGACTAACCCTGCAATTAACAATACTCCCATTGGAGATAGCCAACTTCTAAAGTATTTAGGAACTGAAGCTCCATCAAATACAAATCCTGCAGGAACTTTATATTGTGTTCCATCAATATTGTAAACCCAATCTTCTACTAACTTCCATTTTCTAGTTGTTAGAATCCATAAAATAATAGCCCCAAAAAATCCTTTATCTTTAGTAGGGATAGGTAAAGGCATCATTGCAGGCATTTTATCATAAGTAAATTTCATTTATACTCCTATATCTTTTTACTACTAGAAATTATTTTTCCTAGTTTTAACATACCAATACGGTCATTTGGAACATACCTCCAAATATAACCTCTTTCTGGGTCATCACACCCAAAGACACTAGTAGTTAAGCCTATTTTAACTATAACTGCTTTGTGTCCATCTAGCATAACTTTGTCCCCTTCTTTAAAGGGACCAAAATATTTAAAGGATATTCCATTAGCAATATCCCCTGCTATATCTTTTACTAGTAACCCTACAATTACTACTGTCATCATAGCAATAAATGGGGTTATTAATTCTCCAATTTGTAAGGAAAATGTACTTACATCTAATGCTTCTTTCATTTTCTTAAACTATTCCTTAAACTTTTATACAAGAAGGTTGATGGTATATATCCCAAGTAGGCTCACATCTTAAATGTTTACGTTTTTCTTTAGGAAGTTTATGCTGATATTTTTCTTCTTGTTTTATCTCTTTCGGTCTGACCGGTTTTATGTCATTCTCTACACTGACCGAATTAAGGTAGAGAATACTTGCTACTATAAGACCTGACCAAGCCATACTAGTAACACTGTTATTAATAAAAACCAGCATACTTTACAACTGGTTAAATTATCTTCGTCCCAAGGACTTTGTTTGCGTGGAAACATATAATCTCCTGTGTTAGAAGGTACTATGAACCTTCGTTACTCTGCGCATTTTGTTCTCTAGCAAGTTTTGCTTCATACTTATATTGATCGTACTTTCTCTTACGTCTAGCTCTACGCTGTACTGCCCAAGGGGCTACTACTGTAGTAAATAGAAGGAAAGCGATAAACCCATATAAAATCATTTCTTGGGTTTCTTTCCAGATATATGCCCACATTTGCTCCTTGTTTCCAGGATCAATCTCAGGCACTTCTGGTTCAGGCGGTGGTAAAGTTTCATCCACCGCTACAGAAGTGGCCAAATTCAGCGCAGCTGGAATCGGCCCGGCTACTGCGTAAGTTACCGCAGTAGTTGCTCCTGTTTTAATAAGATTTCTAGGTTTAACTGATTCTATATCTCCCTTTATTACACTTAGTGGGGAGCACCCAGTTAAACCTAGAATTAATAATGCTGATACTAAGATTTTCATTATGCCTCCTGTGGGAAGAATCGGACAATTGCCGCAGCGGCGGCAATCTGCCTCATACTCTTTTTAATTAATAAATTTGGATCGCGTGTAGGGCCTCGATTGTATTGAGCGCCTCCTGGTGCGAATGTCTCATATGGATTATTCATATAAGAATAATAAGCCATCGTAGCTCCATCTCTAGTTTGAACAACATTTTTAATATCTACACTATGTGCAAATCTACCTGTACGATAGTTCAAAACTTTAGTAGCTCTACCCTTACCCATATTCTTTCGTATAGCGTCATGAATAGCAGAGTTTAACAACTGCCTAAGAGCTATAGGACTCAATTGGGCTTGTACTTGGCCTTTCTTTTTAGCCCCTTTTACTGCTGCTAGTACCTTTATAGCAGAGTTTTTTGCCTTGACTCTAGGCTTCTTCAGCTTAATTCCTTTAGGTTTTATAGACTTATTGAGATCTTTAGTGGGAGTTTTCTTATCTGCTAAGATATTAACTATTTCCGTACCTATGTTGTCTTTTAAGGAAGGAGATGCCTGTAGTTCCGTAATATCCACACCTAACTTACTTACTAGGTTGGCTTCCAGTTCCTTTGTGAAGTTTGTTAATACTTTAGTTAAAGCTTTATTTAAATTACCCTCTAAACCGCCTAAAGCCTTGTTAAATCCCTCACTACCTAAAGATACTGTTAGTACAGGCTTGTTAGAAGCATTGGCCTTAATTAATTGTCTTACGAAGGTTCGTATGTGTACTTTTTGGCCTTTTAGTACTTTATTAAATACTCCCATAGCTTTAATAACATCACTTTCTATCTTCTTAGAGTTACTTTGTATAAAGGCTTTATTAATATCTACAATATCTTGCTGTTCTCTCCCTAAGCTGCCCATTTTACCTATTGTGAGGCTATTAATACCCCCGGACTCATATAGCCCCACACCTAAATGCGTATATGCTTTTAAAATACCTCTAGCAGATGCTGAAGAGTCTCGTCTATGTGCTACGTTTGTATTACCTGCAGCAGCCTCCCACCCATTAATTTCGTCCCTTAAGTTGGTTAGCTCCCTTTTTACTTGGCTAAAAGATAGTTCAGACTTAGGGTCTGTTAGCTTGTTTTTATATTTTAAACCTGCATTAGTGGAAAGGAACCTTGTAATCAAGTTACGAGCTTCTTCAGATAGCTGCTCTTTACGCATAGCTACCTTACCGAAGTCCACCACATGTACTTCAGCCTCACTTAAGGACCTAAAGGTTATTCTTGTACTACTTGGGTGGTCCTGCTTGTTATCATAGTTTTTTGCTGTTTGCTCTATGATTTGAGCCCATGCAGTTTCGAAAGTTTTATTTTTAGCCATGCTGATTCCTTTAGGCGATAAAAAAGGCCGAGACCTTTATTAGATCATACCAGTCCTTTTCTCAATAAATGTGTGTAAAAGTGAGACTGTGTATCCAATAAAAGTCTCGACCCTTAGTATATTATACTTGATAATACTCTAAATGTCAAGTGAATTTTTTGTACTGTCTAAAGACAGTGGGTTTTAAAAGTGAATTTTATATACCTCTGTTGGAAATAAAATTTTCTTTTTTGTTGTATCTGCCATATATGATATTAGTAGTGGGGTCGAGTAATTATCAAAATATTGCAAATTAAAAGGTACTACACGGAGAATTATGTAGTCTTTTTCCGGTCTAAAGTGAACGATTATATCGCACGATTCCCGCATCGGGTTAAGTTCTTCCGTGTAGATTTTTAAAAAATTCTCTCAAATTATGAAAAAATTTTTTAAAAATGCTACTGTTTTGGTGGAAAGGTACAGTAGCGAAACCTTGGGGGTCGGGTAAATTCCTAAAGGTGTTATTCTTCTAAGTATGAGTGGTATTTCCACTCGTCTAAAGACAAAGAAGGATATGGTCCTATATGATATTTTAAATAACTTTGGGCTTCCTCTCTTGAGCGAAACGGCATGAAGAAATCATACTTAACCCTTCCTGTGTCAACCTCGATAACAAAGTGTGTGCCAACTTTAATTACAGAATATACATCAGTTTTATTTTTAAATACCATGATATTATACTATATTTTAACCAAAATGTCAAGTGAAATTTTTCAGCCTTCAGCCTCTAGCTCGATAAACCCAGCTTCCTCCATATAATCCACTGTTCGATTAATCCCTGTCTGGATACCAATTTTGTAAAAAGAATATCCCATGATAGCAATTAACAGTGTATGCATAATTATACTATCCTGCAAAATCATTAATACGCTCCTCTAGTGTGTGAATTGCCTTATCTTCAGCGTACTTGGCCGTTAGGCCAGACGCTGCAGTGTGGGCGATATGTTTATTAACTTTGACTGGATTAATTTCAATAACATTAAATAACTCTTTCTTAGACATTTTACTAAGAACTCGGTTAGTGAGTGTCTTTTTTGTAAATCCTGTACGACATAAAGGACTATTTGGTTTTCTCTGGCAACGATAAGTTGCGTGAGATGATGTTTTTGGAGGATTGAATGTTGCTCTATTTACGCCTCTAGGAAGCGCGTGTTTTACTTGTTTTCCCATGTTTATTCGTAGTCCTTATTATTTAGTTTATCTTGTAGTAAATATTTCACACGCTCTAAGTCATGTGAAACTTCCCAATTATCTTCGTTATTTAAAATTCGTTCTAATAGTTCTAGTATTTTTAAGTCAATTCGTAGTTGAAATTCTGTGTCAGCCATAAATTATCATTAATGCAGATACTATTAGAATGGCAGATGCCCATACTAATACTTTTTCTAACATTGTAGTCCCTCTTTAGTGATGCTCTACATTCATCTCCTGTAGAATCTCTGAATTAGTTTTAGTTTGATGATGATCTACGGGACAGCCACAAGAGTGTCCGTCTTCTTCTTCATGTAGATCAGCTTGTTGATTGTGCCACTGTGCAATGGCTCTGTGTTGTTCTGTGGTCATAATACATCCTTGCAATTCGCTTAATGTCCTCATATTCGGACAGTTGTTTAATGTGATATTTTAGGGAGGTTACTTCAGCCCTTCGTATGGCGTCTTTTTGCTCCCCATTCATTAGTTAAACCTAGGGTTTGCACTAACTACATTAGCTTCAATAACATCATAAGAGTTATCACTAAAGACTGTCTTATATCCGTGACCGTCTTTACCTCCTAGATTATATACTGATACAATTTCTTTTCCATCTGAATTTATATCTCCAGCATCGATCTTAGAGCCATCATCTAAAACGACTCCCCATACCTGAATAGTCCTGCGTGGCCCACTCTTTGCTTTTGCACTTCTACGCATAATAGCTCCTTTATTTATTAGAGAAAGTTCTTTTCAAGTTTAAGGGAGGATTTAATGTTTTAATCCAGTAGTTTTCTCTTATATCACAGGCTTTAGTATATTCAATAATCTCTATACTAAAAGTATTATATTTGTTAAATGCTTCTTGCATTAAGTAATTTTTGTGTGTACCTTTATGTAACGTTGATAAAGTCTTTGTCTTAAATCATAAGATTTGCCCACATAAAAATCCCATTAGTGAATACTAATTTATATACCCCGTAACTACCTGTAGGTATATCTTTTATTTGCATAAAAAACTCCCAAAACTCTATGTATATTATACAGAATTTTTTGCTAAATGTCAAGAATTATTTTTAATCTCCCTACAGAATATGTGGGAATTAGAATGGCATAAAGCCCCGCATCATACCAGAAGGGTTAAAACGGTTATTGATACCGCCTACACTATAGTTCATATAATTGATTTGCTCATTTAAAATGCTTATATCGGTTTCTATAGTAGCAACATTATGATTCATATCTGCTCCAATATTAGCCATAACTTCCATACGCTCTTTAATATCCTCCATATCGTTATTAATAGACTCCATAGAGTAGGCTATGGAATTCATATTTGTCCTAATACTGTGAAGGTCTTCGGTGCCTTGCGAAAAAGAATGAGTCCAAGACTCCATATGAGAATTAACAATTAATCCCGCATATACTATAACTGCTGCAACAGATACTTGAGCTAAGGCTTGTAACCAGCTACACCACTTAGAATGGCATGAAGACATTAGTCCCACACCCACTCGGCATCATCGTCTGAAGGTAATTCTTCAGCATTAAATCTATCTACAATTATTTTGTATTTATCTAACTCTAACTTAGTTTCGATATAAAGTTGTAGTAAAGATTTGCCCAACATAACTTGCTCAAATACTTCTTCATTCTGTGTAGCTAACATTGTCATTGGTAGGAAACTCCCTTAATAGTTCATCACATAGCTGAACTGCACTCTCTGCTAAAACATAAGAGTTAAATTCAACTTCTTTAGTACTACGCATAATTTGCCCCAATAAACTTTTTACAGCTTCTACTTTAATCTTACACTGTTCATCTGTGTGTAACCTCATATATTTTTCATCCTCTGAATATATGTACTTAAATAATGGTTTCTAAGGAAATCATCCTCTTCTGCCATCTTACTAGAAATAGTATTTAATTTGATAGACGCGCATACACTGTCATATTTGGCACTTAATTTGGAGTACTCACTCTCTAAAAAGATACGCTCTTGACGCTCTCGCTCTAATAAAATTAATAACTCATCCTTAGATTTATCGGCTAACACCTTGCAGACTCCTCTGCATATTCCATACCTAGCTTAAGGGCACTCATTACTCCCATATGTATTAAAAGTTGATATTCATCATCAGATAATTCGTATGTTCTAGCTTCCTTACTAAGAGGCTCGATAGGATCGCAAATAACTATATCTTTAATACCTTCTTCTTCCATAATAGCTTTAAATCCTTGCTTAAGAATTAAACGAGTAGTTTCATCATCAAACTCAAAAGACATTGTAGCACTCCCATCTTCGTGCTCTTCTACAGTTTCTACATTAATAGTGCTCATTTGTTTTTTCTCCAATTATAATGTGTAATGTAAGCTCGTTGCAGCTCTAACTCTTTAGTATAAGCCTCATCTTCATCAGCAACTCCTCCTGTTTCATATTGTTTAGCGTGTACCATTTCGTGACATACTGCCATTATCATATCTACAGCTTCTAGAGATTCATCAATCTCTATTAACCCATTAGAGTAACAAAAGCCATCTACATCTAAAGGTTTTACTTGAATATCTATACTTCTTTCTAACTCTAACTCGTTATGACAAAATACTGCCACATTTAAAGCTAATTCGTTATTACTGCTTACTACCATTGTACCACCTATCAACCTTTTTAAAGTTTCCTTATTACATTCTGGGCAAGTAGTTAATTTATCATCTGTCATTTTTTGTGTAGCTTCAAACTCATGCCCACAATTTTCACATCTATAATCATACTTAGCCATTACTTAGCATTTCCGAAATTAGGAGTATAACTTCTTTCTGTTTTAATCCACTTCTGCTGAGCTTCATCGTAGTAACCAGTATCAGACTCGATATGCATTAATACTTCTTCCATAATAATAGTAGGATCATACCCAGCCTTTTTAATAGCCCCAATAGCAAATACAATTATATCTGCCATAGCATCTACTCTATCAATATCAGCATTAGCTCTAAGACCTTCTGATAATTCTTCCGCAATGAAACTAAATTCTTTAGACCAATTCACAGGTTTAATTAAATTTCTTTTATTATTAAACTCAATTACCCTATCAATTATTGTATCCATCCTGTAACTCCTGTATTAAATTATCTATATTGCTTAAATCTTTATCCTGCCAACCAGAAGTTTTTTCTAGCAACTTAATTCGTTTCTCTAAGTAGTCTATTTGTTCTGCTTGCATTAAAGTTGTTTCCTTACTTGCTTTAGCTAAAGTTTCTAAAGCATTTAGAATATGTTCTATTCTTTCCTCTTGAGCATAGATATACTCTTGCATATCTAGTACTTGAGATTCTAAAGAGAATTTAGTACTGTATTGTGTATCAATATCTCCGTTAGGTAATCTTTTATATATTGAACCCATAGTATCTCCTAAATTTTGGTGAAAATTTTTGATAAATTTCCCAAATTCAAAAATATATTATACTATAAATATAGCAAAATGTCAAGAAGTTTTTTCAGTTTTGCACAAAAAAGCCTACAACAAGTGTAGGCTTTAGGTTATCTATCAAAGTAATTATATACTATACTAGTAGTCATAAAAGGTATCATTAGTAGGAATAAAATGCTTAATACTCCTACTAAAGCAATAACTGAAAATAGTCCTAATATTGCCATTAAAGCATCTGATATTACATCTTTAATAAATTCCCAATCTTTGATTTCATGCCAACTATTGCTCACTTACAATACCCCAAGCAAACTCTTTATAGTCAGTCCAAACCTTTTTGAAAGCCTCTACTAAAGTTTTATTATCTTCTACTACCCACTCAGTTACTATCATAAAAGGTAATACTGGGGTAAACAGTATAATCCCAAAAACTCGTCTAACAAACCACTTAAATCTTTTAATCATCTTTTCTTACTCCTTTATAATCTACCCAAATAATTCCGCAACCTTCACAAATAACTTTAGTGACTTCATCTTCTTTACATAGACCAGCTAAATCACCCATATCTTCGCCAAAGACTTCAATACTACATTCTTTACAAAAATCAGCCATTATGTCCACATT